CCTTGATAGCGATCGAGTCTTGCTCGAAGTAGCGGCTCGAATCGACAGCGATCGAGATTCCGCGGCGAGTTCCGAGATACGATCCCAATCGCAGATCGCCGAAGTAGCAAGCACGCAATCCAGTGGTTCCGGTCAGAGCACTGGTAAGAACTTGGCTGATGACAACTGGATAGCCGAGGAACTGCGGTTGCATTCCTCCAGCAAGTTCTGCCATCGTGACACCACCCGCTGCGTTAGCGAGCCGTTGCATCGAAGCGGCCCAACCTGCTTGGCTGATGTACCACTTCGGCTGGATTCCAGCCCACATCTTGCAAGAACCGACCACCGATTCAAAGTTGGCGAACGTCAACGCCGAGAACGTTTGGTTGCTGGTCGCTGTAACGAGCGATCCGGCAGCAAGTGCTCCAGCAAGTCCGACGATGCCGCCGTAGGTGCTAGTGCCGTCTCCGAGGAATCCGGCGGAATCCTCAGCAACTGCAAACTGATAGGCGACGCTGCGAGAAATCATTTCAGCAACGGAAACAACTGCATCCTCGTTCAACTCCGAGCTGACAAGTGTCATGCTGGCTAGCTTTTTGGCTTCCAGCTTGATCTGCTGAACAGTCGCGTCGCTAGCGGTGATGGCCGAGTTTTCACCAACGTAGTAGGTGGTTACCTCTCCAGCCAGCTTTGGAACGATGGTGACGCTGTCGCTCATCGGCCAAACATTGGAGTTTTGGCGGAAAACGCCGTACTGCTCTCGCAACTCGATGATTGCTGATTCCATTGGCTCTGGAACGAGGAATCCACCTTTGGTGTTATCTCCGCCGGTCATCACAGCCTTGATGCCGTTGTCGCGGCAGTAAGCTTTGGCTCGCTTGTTGCCAAAGAGATTGGCAAGAACGTACTGACCGGAGTCGTAAGCGTCTTGCTCGCTCTTGAAAGCTTGCAGTTTGCCATGTGCTCTGGCTCGTGCTGGAATCTTGCGTGATGGTTGACTTTCTCGGTCGTCCATCGCCTTAGCAACGGATGCGACATGTGCTTCGATCTTGGCCTGGCGGTCTCGATCGCGAATAAGTGCTGAGATCCGGCCTTCGGCGGAATCGGTTCCGACGATGCTGTCAATTTCGGTTTGCTCTTCAGCAGTAAAGTCTCGGTTTTCTTCCTTTGCTTGGTTGCTCATTGCTTGTACGCGAGCTTGCAAAGCTTTGATTTCCTGATTTAGTTCGTGCGAGTTCTTCATTGAGACGACTCCAAAAATAGATGCTTTGGCAGTCGTGAAAACGCAGATAGCGGCTAGACTGCCAACGAAACTTGGAAAGTTACGTTCGCTGCCTTTGCCGCTAATCAGTTGCAAAGATGTTGCAGAGATGTCGACACTTTAGGTCGACGCATTCAATTTATGCAGCTAGCCTCTTTGTGTCAACCGAGTTCCTAACTGCGACTTAATCAATGCCGCTTTTGCGTTATTAAATTGCGACTGTGGCTTCTTCTTTTTGGTGTAATTGGAATCCAGTATTTCAGTCGCCAGTCCGAGAGATACAGCCTCATCGGTGTTGATCCAAGTTTCGTTGCTCATCATGAATTCAATATCGGATGCTGATTTGTCCATGTACTGTGAATAAATATCGATCAAGCTCTTGTCGTAGGATTCCAGAGCCGCAATCGTCTTTCGCAATTCCTCGGCGTTACCAAGAGCGAACGCCAAAGCTCGATGGATCATCAACCGACTTCCTTGGCTCATGATCCGCTTGGAACCGCCGAGGAAAATGACGCTTGCAGCCGATGCCGCGAGCGAATCATTGATGGTCGTGACCTCGCCTTTGTACGATTTGAGTGCGTTGTAAATGCCGATACCTTCGTCCGCAGCTCCGCCTGGCGAGTTGATGCGAACCGTAATAGGCGAACCTCCGAACGCCTTCAAGGCTTTATCAACTGCCTGGTGCGTGATCGGGTCTTCACCCCATCCATCTCCAACGACTCCAGAAAGCAGGATCTCGTTGAGTTCGTTTTTGATTTCGATCATTTATTCAACTCCTTGAAAGGAAAATACGCGGTTTTGCCATGTTTTGACGGTGTTTTTGACGGTTTCCTCCAGCTTTTCCGGTGGTGTTTCGGTGGCTATTTGCACCAAAATCGCTACCGATTCCTCGCAGTGAGTCCTGGCCAGATCGCGGTCTAGTCCGATCGCTTCGACCTTCTCGGCTAGCTTTGGCTCCCATTTGGCGTAGTTCTTGTTGATCCACGCGACAAAATGAGGCTTTTTGGCTGCGTTCGCCGCGTTGTTGGCCTCTCGTTGAATCAAAGATCGCAGCGTTTCCTCAACTGCCTTGTTGTTCATGGCAGTTGTTTCCGAGGTTTGCTCCTGTGCTGAATCCTCCTGTGCATCCTCTTGCGTGTCTGCTGGATCGCTTTCCATTTCGCCTGGAGATTGCTCGCCGGTAGGCAGAGAGATGGCAGGATTAATAAATTCGTCGCCTCCCTCGTATGGATTTAAATCAAGCTTGGATCTGCATTCGTTAGGATTCATAATCCTGGAGGTAATCGCTGACGAAAACGCTGCCATCGTCGTTGATAGATCGGTGCGGTAGAGTGCCGCTCGGTTAAACTTAAAATACACTTTGCCGCCGTTTTTCTTTTCGGTCGTACTTCTCAGCTTGATGTCGCACTGCTCCTCCATCTTGACCAACCATTTGTCCAAAGCTTGCAGATAGGCGAGGTTCTTTTGCTCAAGCGAATTGTAAGAAACGCTTTCGCCGTCGCCTGGCATGCCTTCAAGTCCAAACAGCATACCGATGTCCTGACGGTTAAACTTTTGCAACTCAACGAATTGAGCGTCGTTGTTGCTCATGTTGACCGCGTTTGCTTTAACGCCTTCTCGAAGCAGTCCAGCCTTTCCAGCGTTGTCTGCACCAGCCTCGGCCTTGTTGAAATTCTCAATAAACTCTTTGGCTTGTGCTTCGTTCCTAAACGATCCTGGAGGTGCTTCAAGGAACAATTTGCCACGGAAACCTTTTCGCAGTTGGTTGTCGAGGAATCTTTGCGACTGCGTTCCCGTAGAGAAAACGTTTTGAGCGATCTGAAGCAATCCGATGCCTTCGATTCCGTTGAACGCGAAACCTGTTATGTGCAGAACGTCGGCGTCTCTGAAAACAAGCATGCCATCTTTGTCTGTCTCAAGAACATCAAACAGATTCTTGTTGTCCTCTTTGTCAGGCTTGGTTATGTGCCACTTCTCTCCGTTGATAATGAGCGTGCGAGTCCTATCCGGCATCATTGGAATAAGTTCGACAGCTCGATCACCGCTTCGAATGATTGCCGCCCTTCCGTTTCCGTACATTATCGCATGGGAGCAAATCTGTTCCTTGAAGACAGATGGTGCTTGCATCATGTTCGGCTGCTCACGAAGCAAACGGTATCCGTCGTGCTTTAGATCGTTAACAGCACCCTCACCAACACGTCGCTTGACATCGATCGGCAACTGACCAAAGTCTCCAACGATCTTGTTGTGTGCGTACCACGCCGGAGGAAGTCCCATTGCTTCCTTGAATCCAACATAGGAATCTCGGTAAGAATCTTCGGAAAGACCCATCCATTTCGCCAGTTGATACCACATTGAGGCCATGTTTTCTCCTAGACCAAAAATAGACTTCCTGACGAACGCTCTGGCTCTAAACTGGCGATGCGGTACGCCATCACCGCTGCCACAATCGGGTCGATCTTGTCTTTGCTGTCGCGTTTGTCGAACATCCAGCGATCTTGGCGATCCTTGCAGATGATTGCGTTGCCTGCACACCAGCGAAGCAACTTGGAGTCCTCAAAGACCAAGCGTCCTTCTTCCATCAAGTTGATGAAGTCGCGAATCGCTTCGTTGAAGTTTGCTTGATTCTGTGCCATGCGTGCGGCAGTTGCCCCGATTTTTCCGAGCTGCTCGCCGAGTTGCTGGCCGTTGTACGGGTCGTATGCAACGGTTTTGATCTCGTAACGCTCCAGATCCTCAATCAGTGACGCTTGCAGCTCCTCGATTGGGTATTGATGCTTCACCAGCTCGCCGGTGTAAATCCACTGCGAGAACGGCATGGCTGCCAGGTCACGCTTTGTGTCGGATGCAATGTACGCTCTGCATCGAATCTCGTAGCGATAGATAGGCTTTCCATCCTCGCCTACTGACATCGGAAATCTCGCACACATTGCATACGCAGCCAAGTCGTCGCGGCTTCCGAGGTCAACGCCAGCTCCGACCGCGTCGGCCTGGTGCCAATCGGCCAATTCTCCAACGCACTTATCAAACGAGTTGACGTCGAAAGCTCGTTCGGTCGACGCAACGATCCTATTTCCGTGGTAACGCAGGAATCGGTTGCGTCCAACAGATGTGTTCTTGTCTTCGTTCCATCGCTGACGGAGATAATCAAGTTTTACAGAGATGCCGAGATTTGGATTCGCTTTGATCCATGTCGATTCGTCTCCTGGGTCATCGTCTGGATCAAGCTCGTAGATGATCGCGAATAGGCTCTCGTCCTTAAACGTTCCGTTTACGACGTTCACTGCATAGTTGTAATTTTCCAGCCACAAGTGCGAGTCATCTGCTCCAGCGGTCGTGATGATCAAATGCAGCGGCTGCGTTCGAGATCCTGAGCCTGTCACCATTGTGTCGTAGAACTTGCGGTGGTGCTCACCCCACGCGTGTAATTCATCCATGACGACGCAGTGCGGATTGAGTCCGTCGAATGGCTTGTCGCTCGACACCTTGCGGATGTAGCTTCCAGAACTCTTAAACGTAATCGTTTCGTTCTTAGAGTCAGTGACCTTCTTGATCCATGCAGACTGTTCCCGCATCCGCTGTGCTTCGCCAAACACAACAGCGGCTTGCTCTTTTTTCGTGGCGGTCAAAAGGATCTGGCCGACTGCCTCAGGCTTTCCTGTAGCTGGGTCGATGTCACCTGCACCCAGGAACAAACACAGTCCAGCAGCAACCGATGATTTTCCGTTCTTACGAGCCATCGACCAATAGACCTTTCGGAACCGCCGCGAATTGTCATCGTCTCGCTTCCATCCAAAGATGCACCACAGCGAGAACGCTTGCCAAGGTTCTAGTTCAAACGGTCTGCCAGCGAATTCACCGATTGAGTGCCGAAGCATCACAGGAAAGAACTCAACGACAGCACCGGCCCAGCGGCGATCAAAGTGATATGGAAAATCGTCGGTGCTTTGGCGTTCAAGGTCCGACAGGTGGCGACGTACAGCATCTTTGACACGTTGACAGGCCACAATTTGGCCGTTCATCACGCCTTCGATGTACTGTTCGACTTTTCCTGCGACGCCGTTAGTTATCACTGTAACCTGCTTTTTCCAGCCACATTTGAAATGGATCTTCCTCCTCTGGTTGAAGTGCAACCATCTTTGACCTTGATGCTGGTGTTAAACCAAACTCCGGCATTAATCGATTCATCTCTTCGCGGTATTTGTGCAACTCCACAGAAAATGGATTGCGTTTTGCCTGTGCGTTTCCGTCCTTATCTTTTGATATAAGGACCATTCCAGACTTTGCGACCGCTCTCTTTGCTTTGATCCAGCCTCCATACGCAGTGCAGTAGGCGACCATGATCTCTCTTAAGTCAGACGACATTAGGCCAGACCGAGTAAGATCCTCGCAAAGCTGAAGCCACATCAAGGTTTCATCTTCGTCGAAGTAGTCCGGCATCCGTGGCTCGATACCATTTGCTTGAGGTGCAAAATGGTTCTTGCGTTGCGGATTCTTAACGTAAGATCCGTTTCGTTCGTGGATCTCCGGTGCTATTGGCTTTCTACCCCTTACCATGATTTACCGCCTTCTCACCTGTTAGAGTTTCCCAGCGTTTTACAATCACGTCACAATACTGCGGACTGATCTCCATGCCGTAGCACTTGCGGCCCAGTTGCTCGGCGGCGATCAGCGTGGTGCCGGAGCCGAGGAATGGGTCGTAGATCAACTCCGCTTCGTGGTTCCGCATTGGTCGTGCCATGCACTCGACCGGCTTCTGAGTGCTGTGTCCAGTCTCGGATTTCTGAGGTTTGTCGATCTGCCATAGCGTCGTTTGCGTTCTGTCGTCTGTTCTTCGGCCTGGGCATCCCTTGCGGACGACGTACCAGCATGGCTCGTGCTGGTGGTGGTAGTCGCCTCGACCAATCACCATGCTGTTCTTCGCCCATACGATCAGATTTCGGATAACAAAATCGCAGACGGTAAGGCTCTCGGCTACCTCTGGCGAACGGCAGTCTGCGTGCCAGACGTATGCAATGTCACCGTGGAACAATGCCCAAGATTCGCGCCAGTCCGCGCGGTCGTCGTTTGAGACCTTGCCGAGAGCGGACGCACCGTATGCCGTGCCATCTGGCCGCTTCGCTTGGTTCCGCCAGTCGGCATCGTATTCAACGCCGTATGGCGGATCGGTCACCATCATGCCAGCCTTCGCCCCCGCCATCAGCCGCTCAACATCTTCCGCCTTCGTCGAGTCGCCGCAGAGCAGGCGATGCTCGCCGAGCAGCCACAGGTCGCCCGGCTTCGTGATCGGATCGACAGGAGGCTCTGGAATCTCGTCCTCTGTGATCTCAGGCTCAGGTGCAAGTTCTTCGAGCATCGATTCAAGATCGTCCTGCGTGTAACCGGCAGCTTCAAGCAGTGCTTCGTCATCAACAAACAAACCATTGAGTTGTGCAGAAAGGATCTCATCGTCCCACTCAGCAAGTTCAGCTGTTCGGTTGTCTGCAATTGCATACGCGACCGCTTCCGATCCATTTAGGTCAGTCCTGACAACATCAATCTCGTCCCATCCAAGTTGCTTTGCTGCTTCTAGTGTTCCATTGCCAGCTCGCACAATGTTGTTTCTATCGACGACAATAGGCTTCTGCTGACCAAAGCGACGAAGGCTCGCCACGATGGTTTCGATGTTGCGTTCGTTGTGTTTTCTCGCGTTTGCAGGGTCGTTCGACAGTTTTCTGACGCTGATTTTTTCTATCTTCACCAAAAAACCTCCATTTTGTGGACGCACACGGAAGCGATTGCGAGCGGTCGTGCCACTATGGCAGGCC